CGAGCTGAGCGGTGACGGCGGCCAGGACCGGGTTGGCGCCGACGCCGACGACGTTGGAGAAGCCTTCAGATCCTGCGAACGCGCCCTTGCCCTGGATATCGAGCGCTTTCTGCGCGTCAGACTTTGTTTCGGCGGCCTGCTTTGCGGCGGCGGCGGCGGCGACTTGCTTCTGCCTGGCAATCATTTCAGGGTCATTTGCGACTCTGGCCATCGAGCGCTTCTCGAGGACCTGCTGGACGCCTTCGTCTTCCTCGTAGTCCATAAGGCGCATCATCATCAAGCCACCCTTTAAGCCTCGGCCAAACTTGTCCAATAAAGTCTTACCCTCATTCGCGTATTGAATCAGAGCCTTATCGGCCTCAGTTCCCATGCCTGCAAACCCGCCTTGGTCTCCCTGCTCTTTGGCTAGGGCTTCGGCTGCCAGCTTGGCGTTCTGACGATCTAGCGCGTCCTGCCGACGGCGGGCCGCTTCTTGAGCGGAGCCGACCGTTCCCTCGCGCATATACTTGTTGCCCCCGCCTTCGGCCACGGCCTTGGCGTCCTGCACGGCTTGCCGGTTCTTCTCGATGGCAGCAGAGATAGAGCTCATGGCCGAGTTGAGCAGGACCATCGGTGCCGCGAAGGACAGGAACAGGTCCTTGCCGAAGTTCTTGAAGCGGGCTTGGACCCCTTCCATGTTCTTCTCCAGGGTGGAGACGGACTTCTTGACCTTCTCCGTGACCTGATCGGCGTTGGTGTCGCCGTTGATGCTGAACTTGATGACGTTGCTCATGCTTCGGTCTTTTCGAGTGTTTCGATTAGTTCTTCGTCCTCAGAGGTGAGGACCTTGAGTTCGGCCCCCTTGCTAATCGCAAAGGTGCAGTTGAGCCAGATGGCCTGGCACTCCGGCATCGTCCAGGCGCGCTCCTCTGGGATTCCGTTGGAAATAAGTGACGCCACGACGGTCAGGACCCACGGGGTCCCGCTAGTCTCGGAAGCCTTGGCTTTCTTCTCCCAGAACTTGGGCCATGCCTCAATCAGGACGAACTTGGAAAAGCGGTCAATCTGCTCGACGAAGTAATCCTCGTTTGAGGTCATCTTCCCGAGATACCAGGAGTCCTTAAGGGTCAGCTTGTCGAGGCGTTCGCCGGAGCAAATCTTGACGGCCACCAGCAGATCGAGCGGACGGATGCTGACGCCCGAACGGAGGAGAGGGCTTTCGGCTGCTTCGAGCTGCACGCGGTGAAGCAGGCAGAACGGAGAAACAAAACGGCCCAGGAGTTTAGTCAGCCCTGGGTCCGTGAAAGCGGATGTGAACCGCTTATCCATGCGGTTAGGCGGAGGCGATAGCCTCGTAGCAGACAGCAGTCACCGTCACGGCAGAGTAGCCACGATTCGAGCCCTTCTCTGAGACCTTTTGGACCCAGCCGGTAAAGGTGGTCGAAGCGGTGCCTCCAGCGTAGGACGAAGCGGTATTGACCGTCAGGGAAAAGGAAGCGCCGAGTTGCGGAATCGCCGAGGTCTTCGCGATGAGCTCGACGCTGATCTGGGTCTTGCGATCGTCGCCGCGCCATGCGACGGTCATGCCATCCTCGTCCACGATGGTGGCTTCGGACGTGAACTCGCCGTCATTGGTGTAGGACTGGACCACGGCGTTGGACACGGTAGCACCGGCGACGCCGTAGATTGCGGTTACCCCTTTGACGATAGCGGCCATATACTATTGCTCGGTAGTTCGGGTTAAGCCTGCGGGTTCACGACCACCAGCACTTCGTAGACGAAGACAGAGGCCCAGGAGCGTTCGTTGACCCCCTCGTCTTCGGCGTTCGGGGTGACGTCATAGCAGAGGGCATCGCCCCCGGCCACGAACGCGGCCTTGATGAGGTCGAGGTCCTGCATGGCTCCGGCGATGGCAGCGCAGCGGGCGCGGTGATCGGCTAGGGTCGTATCGTCGGCAGAGTCGAAGACCGTCACGCGGACCCCGCACATATAGTTGCCGAGGCCATCGGGGAAGTCGTTCGGCAGGCGGGCAGAGTCGCAGAGGACCACGGCCTTGGGCAGCACGTTGGTCTCAGCTGAGTCCCCGGTGTAGAAGGTGACGCCCGCCAGTTCTGGCTGGCTGTCGAGGTAGGAAGCCAGGACGGCTTCCACGATGTGTCTTGCGGATTTGGTGCCCATAAAGTTATTTTTTGCCTTTGTTTGCTTCGTCGATGTCTACCCCGAATCTTTGCAACACAGCAGAACGCATCTGCCTGATTCGGTTGCCATAGACGATGTTCTCGGTGTTGGCCTCCTTGGCAACATTGTTCATGTTCCCGATCAGGTTCTGGACGGTCATCGAGACGCGGGTCTTGCTGATTGATTGGCTGAATACCCCCGTGCCAGAGCGGATGTTGGAATCCACCCAGGGCGCGTTGTACGTTCCGTAATTCTTCTCGACGCCCTTCTTGCTGACAGGCTTGGGAACCTGGCGGAGGTTGTAAGCCCACCCGGCCTTGACAGTGCCGACCTTCAGTTGGCGCTGGGCGATGTAGGCATTTAGGGCGTCCGTAGATTCGATGTAATACTGGGGGCCTCCGATGGGCTGGTTGCGCTTCCATCGTCCATTCACGGCGTTCTTATACCTGTCGTGGATGGGACGCGGGTCCGGGGCGAGGCCGGCCACAGGCCGATAGGTCCCACGGATGTTGGCCTTGTTCAGGTAGTTGCTGGCCTTCTTGAACGCCCGGTGGTGGTCGGTGTCCTGCATGATCTTGCGGAGGACAGGGGACAGGCCGCGAACCTTGCCAGCGGTCTGGCTGGTGTAGACGTCCAGCCACTCGGCGCCGAAGCCGCCCTCAGCCCCTCGGCCAAGCTTAACCGCGTTGATGACTTGGCGGAGAAAGACGGACTTGCCCTTCACCGGGGCGTCCTGGGGAATGAAGATGCGTTTGACGTCGTTGCCTAGCTTGTTGGCACCGGCACGGCGAGCGGCGTCGATAAGGCCACGGCCCCCGCCCTTGGGCATAGGGGGAGTAAAGGTCATGGCGTCCCGGCACATCAGCCTGATCTGCTCGCGGCCTGCCATCTCAAGGGTTGAACCTACGGCGTTGGCGAACTTATCCAAGACCATGACGAAGTCCGTGAGGGACCTCGGGTCGATGGGTGGATTGTTCTTCTTGGCCATTATTGGTTGTCGTCGATGCACTCCAGCTCGATGACGGCGCTGGCCTGCTTGTAAGCCTGACCCTTGACCCGGAGGACCTGCCCGTTTACCGTCAGTTTCTTCCCTTCAGCCAGGGAGGCCATAGGGACGCCCGAGACGATGGTGGCTACCTGACCTCCAACCCGGCCATCAGAAGCCGTCCAAGGGGCCGTAGCGGCGGCGAAACGCACCGTCCACATCTTCTGGTCGACGAAGCCCCCCGCGTCGAACTTGGGGGTGTTCATGGGGCGGGACAGGGCAACCAGGAACAGGTTGCCCCCAACGGTGGCCGGGACGCCTACGTCCGCCAGGATTACCTTCATGTCTGCCAAGAATGTCGAATAGATGCTCATGGGTTGGAAAGGGGGATACAAAAAAGCCCCCATCGCTGGGGGCTGTTCTAGGACTCAGCCCAGATTAGGGGTTGTAGACCGAGGCGATGGTGCCCGTGGTGATCGCCTTGTTGGCGCCGAACATCAGTTCCATGGAACCGATGACGTTACGGGTGCTCTTGTCGACCCAGACGTTGTAGTAGACGTTGAGGCCGAGACCTTCGACCGGGACGACTTCGCGGACGAGGAAGTCCGAGCCGACGGCTTCGAGGTCAGGGGCGGCAGCGGCCATCGCGATGGCTTCCGAGGAGCAGGCGAAACCAGCGAGCTTGGCTTCAGACGGGAAGGACGAAGCGTAGAACACGCCACCGTCGAAACCGTAGGCACCAGCGGAGAGCGGGAGACCAGTCGTGGCGGTCGGGATGAGCTGGCTGTAGATGCCAGGGTTCACGATGAGGGTCTTGCGACCGGCCTTGCTGACACCGGCCCAGAGAGCCTTCAGCTGAGCGGAGCCCGGGACGACAGCGGAGTCGGCAGCGGTGACCGTGGCGGCGCCGAAGTTGGCGACGGTGATAGGAGCGGTAGCGGCGGCCCAGATGGAGTCGGCCAGCTTGTCCATGTTGATCTTCAGGATCTTCTCGAGGCGGATGCCGTTCTGGACATCAGCGTAGGAGAGGCCGAAGGGCTGGTAGAGGTGGTTCAGCGAGACGGCGGTGGCGCCGAGGGTGCTGTCGCCGATGACGTTGAACGCGGACGGGTTGGTCAGCGTGGTCGAGCCAGCGGTGGAGAGGGCGACCTGGACGACGTCCTTCGGGCGCTTCACGTCGCCGGAGAAGTCCGAGGCGAAGTTGGAGAGACCGGCGAGGCGGTTGGCGAGGGAGGTGAGGCTGAGCTCGGCGACGGTATCGACGATCAGAGCGCTGTTGATGGTGTTAGGCATGGTAGCTTAGGAGGGTGGGTTGAAAGATTACTTGGAGGAAAAGAGGACGGCCTTGTGCTTCTTGAGGAAGGCACGGCGCTCAGGGCCGGCAGGCATCGAGGCGTACTGGTCGGCGAGCGAGACGGCGGCGGCGGCGGCGGTGTCCTGAGCCTTGACAGGCTCGACGCCAGAAGAGGCGAGGATGTTCGCGGCTTCCTTGGCGCCGGACTGCACGGAGGCTTCCAGGGCGGAGACCTTGGCGTTGGCTTCTTCGAGCTTCGCGGAGAGGTCAGCGAGGGCGGCGTCCTTCTCGGCGAGGGAAACCTTGGCGGCGTCCAGTTCGACGGAGACGTTGACGGCAGCGGCTTCGACGCTCTTGCGGAGGTCGTCGCGTTCAGCGGTCATGGAGATGATCGCGGCCTCGGCGGCCTTGAAGCGTTCTTCGATGGTGAGAGCCATATACTATTGCGGGGTAGTTCGGGTTAGGTAGTCCGCTCGAACTCGTCGAGGGCGGCGTTGAAGGACGTGGCCAGCCCGGTGATCAGCCCCTTGTCGGCGGCTTCTTCACCCGTAAACACTTGGCCTTCCATGTCTTCGTCCCTGGCGTAAGAGCGCTTCCGCTTCACGACAGACTTGAACCGCTCGTGCATACGCTCGATACGCTCCTGCTCGTCGTGGCGCATATCTTCGGAGTAGCCTTCTCCGGCCACGTTGGCGGCCTTCAGTTTACCCGCACGGAAGATTTCGAGCTGCAGGCCGATCTGCTTGTAGTGCTCGGCGTAGGACTCGTCGACCATGATGACGCCGATGGAGCCCACGTACGCTGACGGGCTGGCCAGCACTTGGTCTGCCTGCGAGCCCCAGTAAAAGCCACCGGATGCCATGAGGTCCTTGGTATAGGCCATCGTCGGCAGCGGGAGCATGGCCACCTTGTCTGCGAGCTCAGGGGTGCCAAGGACGGAACCGCCCGGGCTGGAGATGTTGAAAGCGATGCGCTTGACCGCAGGGTTGGATAGGGCCTCGTCAATCTGGTCGGAGATTTCCTCCATGTCGGCGCCGCCAGTGAGTTTCTCGAACTTGGTCAGGCCGATGCCGAGGACGCCCTTGGCGCTGATGACCGCCGTGCCGTTCGGGGTCACGTAGGGCTTGGCGACAGGGTTGAAGAACATATCGAGGACGCCCTCGACCACGCCGTACTTCTCGGCGTACTTGGCGTGGTTGGCGGCCTTGATCGGGTCGCAGAGCATAGGCTCCCTTCCGCAGAGAGCTGAGTGTAAAGATTTCATGGGTTAGAGGGGGCGGGAGGTTCGGGGACGTCCAGGTTCTCGGCGACGTCCTGCGACATCTGCGCCGGGGTCTGGCCCTGCTGGAGCCAGTTGAACGCGGACTGGTAAATCATCCAAAGCGGGAGGCCAGCGTTCTTCGCGGCCTCGACCATGGCGGACATTTCCTTCACGCGGGTCGAGACGACCTCTTCGTGGGTCATGCCCTTCTTGCCGAGGATGGCGGTGGCCGTGGTCAGACCCATCTGCAGGTCGGCACGGTCTTGCGCTGCTTCGCGGCCAGCGTCGACGGTGACGTCGCGCGGGGTGATCCACGTCTTGCGGTTGAAGTAGGGGTCGTCCGGCAGTTCGCCGTTCTCGATACCCCACGAGATGACGAAGTCCCACGTGTCGTCGCAGACGGTATCGATGGTCAGGTTCTGCCATTTCGCGGCAATTCGTGAGACCTTCGCGGCCACTAGGCGGATAGCCGGGCCGGTGATGCCGGAAGGGTCGGAGACGTACTCGACAGGGAGCAGCTTCACGATGTCGCGCTCGATGGCCTTCATCATGCCTACCCACGCGGGGCTCGGGCGATTGCTGGCGATCTGGGTGAGGTCCTCGTTCGTATCGACCACGGCGAGTTTGCCACCCATCTGGCTGGCAAGGCGCTCGCAGGAACCGTTAGCGGAACCGCCAGCGAACTGTGCGGCGGCATCGTCTTGAAGCATACCACCAGCCTTCTTGAGCAGCATAACATGGTCACTCGCTGCCCGCAGTGCGGTCTTCTCCAATTCGAACACTTCCAACTGGTCCTGGACCGAGTTGAGGCTAGACTGCAGCACTGGGTACCCGCGAACGGATGACGCGCGCTCGAACTCGCAGACGTGGCTCATAGACTCGACAGGGATGAACCTGTCTTTCTTGTCGCCGTCGACGTAGATGTTGTAGCCGACCACTTCGCCGTAGGAACCGAGGTAGACGCCGTCAACGCACTTGGGGTTGAACTCGTCCTTGGTCGGACCGACACGGTGGGCTTCGATGAGTTGGACGCGAGGCCGGCCGGTCTTCGGGTCGTAGGTCTTCAGCAGGAACGCATCCCCATCGACGAGCGAGCCGAACAGGCTCAGGCGCTGCACTTGGCCGAACGTGAAGCGGCCAGAGATATCGCACTTCTTCGACCAGTTGCGGAAGTACTCTTCGTACTGCGCGGCCTTCTTCGGGTCCTGTGCCAGGGACTGAGGCACGAGGCCGTCACCGATGGTGACCAGCACGACCTCGTCCATGACCTGCTTGTAGGTCGGAGAGTTGCGGATACCCCAGCGGCTCTTGCCGATCATCTGGATACGGTTGACCGAAGACAGGTCAGTGCGACCGTCGGACGGCGCCGAGGTCAGCAGCCAACGCCGGGTGCTCGACTGGGTCGTGCTGGCGAACTGGCTATAGTCTGCACCCGCCTGTTTCCGAGGCGACTTGGTTGCAGGCGTTTTGGGTGTCTTCTTGGTGGCCATCAGAGGTCGACGCGGTCGGTCCAAGTAATCTGGACGGAGGTATGAGCACCCCCATATTTCTTACTGTCCAGCTTGGATAGCGCGTAGTTAATCTCGAGCATCCGGGTCTGCGGGGGGATGCCCCACTGCTTGTTGACCGAGGTTCCGCTGTCAGAATAGGACGTGACCGACAAGCCCATGTCTGCAAGAGCCTGCTGCTTGTAGGCGAGCAAGGTATCCTCATCTAACCCTACAAACAAGCCGAGGGGCATATACTATTGCGGGTCAGTTCGGGTTGGTTCGGCGTCCCTGCCGACGATGCCCCACCGGCAGGCGATGAGCATCCCGAGCAGTTCGCAGTCGAAAGCGTGGTTGTGCTTCACGCCCTGGCGCAACCGCCAGATGGGTTTGCCTCCCTCCTTCACGCGGGTCTCGGAGTTCAACTGCATCACGTAGTCCTCGGTCGCATCCCGGGCGAACGAAAACACGCGGCGCGCGCGCAAGCCGTAGAATAAATCCTTGCCACTCAGGTTCGACCAGACCACCAGTGAGGTCGGCTTCTGCACCCCCGGCACGTGGATCGCGGAAGGCGATTGGTAGAACCGGCGGACCATGTCGCCGTTCTTCGTCTTCACGTTGAAGTACTCCTGGCCGGAACCCTTAGCGCAACCCCAGCCACGGATGGCGCACTGCTTGTAGACCTCCTGCGTGTTGTTGCCGTCACCCGAGTCCACCATGACGAGCTGCGGGTGCACCCCCCACTTGGCCGCCATGGCGTCGAGCCCTGTCCAATCGGTCAGGCCGTCGTTCGATAGGACCTTCTCATAGGCCGCCAGGCGGCTGTGCCCGGTGCGACTCCAGCGGCGCACGATGGTCCAGAAGTGGTCGCCCTGACAGTCGATGGCCAGCGTGACGAACGGAACCGACCCGGGCGGGGCTTCCTCCTTGTCGACAATCTGGCCACGCGGCCCGATGTAGCAGGTGGACGACCACTCGTCTTTCATGGCGTAGTCCGAGGACTCCGTGCTCACGACGAGTGAGCCTGTCTCGTCACTCCAGGGCAGGGCGAGATACTGCTGCTTGAAAAGCATACGCGGCGTAATGTCGCCGAGCTCTGCGACCTCCTTTGCCTTGATCATGTCGACGGCCAGAGACCCCCAGCTCGTAGAGGCCAGAGCGTTGACGTGCAGTCCGACATACCCGGCCTTCTCCGGCTTGGCCGTGGCGACGAAGCCAGCCCCGCGCTCGACCTCGTTGGCAATCGTCCGCACCTCGTCGTTGTCCTCCAACCGCGCCTTGCAGTGCGGGCACTCGTAGGTCGTGCCGTTCTGAACCTGCTCCAAGTCCCAGCCGTCGATGCCTTTCGCCCCGTCCGGAAACCTCACAAAATCCCAAGACCATGCACTCGTCTTGGAGCACGCCGGGCACGCCATCATCCACTCCCGCTGGTCGGTCATCAGGTAGAACTTCCAGAACTCCGCCCCCTGTCCTTCGATGTTCCCGGGCTGGCTTTCGTAGATCGCCTTCGACGCGAACGCCGCCGCCTTCAGTCGGGACAGGCTCATGGCAATCGCCCCGTTGGGCCACTGCCAACACTCCGAGCCGAGGACGTAGCGGACGTGCAGGGACTGCAGGTGCTTCTCCGTCGACGCGGAGCGGTTGTGAATCAGCGACCCGTCAGCGAAGCGGAGCGTGCCCGACTTGTCGTTATCGTCGGCGCTCATCTGCGTCCTGATATCCGACACCTGCTCGAACAATGGGCGCAGCTCGTTCAGCGTGAACCCCTTGGCCTTGTCCTGGCTGTCGAGGTAGATGGCCATCGACGCCCGGCGGTTCGCCATCAGGTAAGCCGCGTTCAGTTTCAGCGTCAGCGTCTTCCCGCAGCCGATTGCCCAGGGCATGAACATCCGGCTGGTCGTCGACTGGTTGAAGATGCGGACGGCCTCCGCGATCCACGGCCAGCGCTTCGGGTTGTACCCGCCGTCGAACACGCCCGCAGGAATCTTCTTAACGTTGTGCCGCAGGTAGTCGACCGGGTCGGACATGGCCGACGGCCTGACCACCGTCAGCCCTTCGCGGAACAGTTCCTCGGCGTTCATTCGTTCGGAGCGCGGAAGGCGTCCGCCGCGTTGGCAATCTTCTCCCGGGCTTCGAGCGCCCAAGCCGTCAGGACGGTGATGGCCTTGATGGGGTCCTTCGGGTTCGAGTTCTCGCCGCACTCCGAGGCCAGCGCGTCGAGCCGCTCGACGATCAGGCCAGCCAGACGGAGCATCGCTTCCCGCGCTTCGGTCGCTTCGATTCGGTCACGAGCTGCGAGCGCTCTGCGTTCAGACTCTTCCTGCAGGGCCACCAGTTGCTTCAGGCTCTGGCCGTACGTGACCTGATACTTCCCGGTCTCGGCATCACCGGCCCTGAGCATCCGCTCGTACTTCTCGCGGGCGAGCACGACCAGGCTCTCGTGCTTGCTGATCGTCTCGGCGAAGTTCGCGTCGGGGATTCCCTCCACGTCGAGGGATTCCCTTTCCTTTTTGGGTCGCCCCGGCTTGCGCTTGGTTTCCACCAAATCAGAAACAGGCGTTTTTTGCTCGTTTTCAAAATCCATGTTTAAAAAAAGAGCGGGGTGGCGAGCCA